CTTCCAGTACAGAGTCAAGAGCAAACGAAGAACCTTCATAGCTAGTACCCCATGTCACTGGTTTGTTCTCCCACTCTTTCTACCTTTACTATGTCCTTGTGTTTACTCCTTTTATAAGGGTTAGCACGTCTTTTATCAAACACAGGCTTTCCGTATAATAATACGAAGAGATTACTAGAAGCATACCCGTTACTCTTTGCCCACCCATGAAGACTGTCAATAATAATTTCTCTACCAGTGTCAAAGGTAATTCTGTAAGGACCCTGAGACTGCATTTCACTCTGTTTCTTTCTAAGCTTAGGATTAGCCCACATCACCTTATTCGCTTCACTCTTTTTCTGTCTGTACTCAGGATCAGCCCACTGAGCTTTAGTAGCTTCACTCTTTTTCTTTCTGTACTCAGGGTCTTCATATGTTTCCAAAGGAACATAGAACCTGATCCCTCCCACGTTCTTGTTATAGTATTCCTTCTGATCTGTTCCCTCCAGCACAGCGGTGAGCACATGGTACTTCATCTGGTAGTACTGCTCGTAGTAGTGTAGGCCTCTCTTTGTTGTATATTCTTGTATGATTTCAAACTTAAAGTTTCTCTTACCAATCTTATCTATCTCTTCACATAGTTCTTTGGAGGAAGAGGTGTACACTCTCCAGTTGGAGGGCTTGTACTTTTTCCGGTGCCGCATCTGCCAGTACTGCTTACACCCTATGTACTTCCTGTGGTTCTTCTTATTGGTGATAATATAAACAAAACCAAAATAATTATCTGGGTCAGGGACCCTTGTCTTGTCATCTCTAAAAGTCCAGTGCATTCTGTGCATATCCTCCAATGTTTGATCGTAGTCTTCTCCAAACCAAATCTCATTACAATGATAACAGTAACCGTGACTGTCATAGAAGACAAAACCATCAGAAGATTTACAGAACTTACACTCCTGATAAGAAAGTATAATAGATTGGTCTGGTCTTGCGCTCATTAAAAGAAGTCCTCCTCTACTCTGGGTTCCTTGGATATGTGAGTAAAGTACTCAGGCCCACGGGAATAGTTATACTTCCTTAGACCTGCCCCGTTGTTGGCGTCCTTCCAGCACTCCACCTTGAAGTCACAGAACTTACAATTGAATCCTAGTTTTCTGTTACCTGATGCTTCCTCTACCTCTGGGTAACACTTGGGAGGAGGCTCGTCATCAGGTAGAGTATCCTTTAAATAATTTATTCTTTCAGAGGGGTCCACTGTGTCCAGCGGTACATCTAGTAAAGTCATACCCCCGCCGCTCTTGTCAATGGCAAGGAAGTACCCTCGCTCCTTTCCTAGTGCTGCTCCGTAGGAACTAAGCTGGTACATATAACCAAAGGGATCATCCCCGTGGACAAGGGAACCGTCAACAAACTTTTTAAATCCATAGGGAGAAGCAGACTTTACATCTACCAGTTCTCCGTCTATCAGACAGTCAATGTGTCCCTTTACACCTGAGACAGCTACTTCTTTCTGACAGTCTTCCACTGTGTGTCCCGCTTCTCTGGCAAGAAGAAGGACGAAAGCTTCTAGTATGTGACCCAGACAAAATCTAATCTTTAGGTCTGTTGTTAGCTTCTCTTTTTCATACCCCTTGTAATCATACCAGAGCTTTCTGTCCTCTCTCCCCACTGCTGAGAGCCGCAGCTTACCCGTGCTGTCACGACTTGACTCTTCAACAAAAAAGTTTTGCATCACCTCCTTTAGTTCATCCAAAAAGAGAGTAAGATTAGCCTCTTCTGGAACCGTTCCCTCCTCTAACCGATAACCTATGTCATCCAGAAGAGTACTAATCTTACTACTCATACCTGACTACCTACAGACCTTTATCATCAGCTGCTGCTGAGAAGTCTTCATCTCCTTGGTAGCCACCGTCAACAGTACCAAAATCTTCTGACGATCCTGTATTGTATTCCACTAGCTCAAGAACTTGCACAGCGTCTAGGTAGAATACATTCTTACCTACCCACTGTCCCTGTTCAAGTTCCTTGGAGCGGAACAGAACATTGACCTTGCTCCCGTTACCAATGGCAGTGCCAGAGATATCGTTCTTCTGTGCATCTACCACTCGCGGAGGAGGGAGAGCCTTACCAAATTTGGTAAAGGCATTCTTCTTGAACTTGAAGAACGGACCACCGCTGGCATGGTTCTTCTTCTTACCGTCCTTGACAGATGCAGAGGGGTTCATGCCCTCAATCATCTTGACTGCCTTGGTATCCAACCCAAGGTCAAGGCACCATTCAGTGTCTTCCTTAGACGTAGTCCCATACTTCTGTGCAGGATTGTGAGGATCAAGTTTTGCCCAGTAAGCTGTACCTTGTACAATTGGCATTGTCTTTAGACTCCTTTCAGTTTACCCAGAATACTCTGGAATGTTTTGATGTTGTAATCCATAACATCTTCAATACACTTTGTCAAGCTCTTTTTATTTTTAATCTCTCCTCTGATCTCTTGCTCTTCTGACATATGATGATTGATCAAAGTATCAAGTTCTTGCGTAGCGGTGTTCAGTTCAGTGATCAGTTCACTGTTACGAATATAGGATTTCTGAACCTGCTCCTGAAGATCGGCCACGTTCTTTTCTAGCACCTTGATCTTCTGGTGCTGGGCATCTACAGTGGTCTTTAGTATCTTCATCTCTATTTTTTTTCTTGTCTCTGACATTTATTCGGTATCTCCTTTCACTTTTGGTTTGGTTAATTTAAATAAAATAAAAGAAGGAAAATCTCCATGAGGTTCTATCAGAATGGAGGGAGAATCTTCCTTGGTCCAAGGAGTGTAACCAACGTACTCCCACGTATACCCCTTGTCTTTGTGTTCTTCTACTCTCTTTATAAACTCTTCATTATCTAATCCAACAACGGTAGCGGTGGATAGAAATGCTGCAATAGCTATTGAAACTGGGTCCATATACTTCTCCTTCTAGTGGGTCTCTGCCCAATTGGAACCCACGTTATATTCTCCTGTCAGTGGGCAATTTAAATTATAATATTCTCCTGCCTTCTTTATGCTCTCTATTCCCAGTGTTCCTACCACATCTGATAGGTCCTTGTCAACCTCTAATTGCCATTCATCGTGCACATTGGCAACAAACCGTGCACCTTCTGGGAGTTCTTTGTTAAAGATCACTAGCCCTCGCTTCATCACAATGGCAGCGGCACCTTGTAACTTGGTGTTAAGAGCAGCGTGAGAAGAACGAATCCAGAGAATCCTCCCGTCCAGTCCCTTGATGTACCCGTCCTTTGATGCCTGTAGGGTAGCCTTCTGCCTCTCTCTGTTAAGAGCAGGGGTAGCTTCTAGAAAGTTGTCTATTAACTCCTGTCCATCTGCCGCTGTCCCTCCTACAATACTTCCTATCTTGGCAGCACCTGCCCCGTATAGGAATGCATAGATAAATGTCTTGGCTTGGGCGCGTGAGCTTAGTCCTGCTCTCTCTTGGTTGGCTGTGTGTATGTCACCGGAGACAACTATCTCTGTGTACTCTGGGTCATTCATATAGTGACAGAGCATCCTTAGTTCAATGGAAGATGCATCTATACCCACAAGGTTCTGCTTCCTAGGATTACTCGGTACCCATAGTCTTCTGCACTCTGGTCCATAGGGAGAGTATACAGCGGGTACCTGTGCCATGTTGGGAGAAGAGTGAGCCATTCTCCCAGTTATAGTCTTCAGAGTATGTACTCTCCCGTGAACTCTCTCTGTCTCAGGGTTGATACTGTCTATCCAAGAGTTGATCTGGGCTATTCTTTTCTGGAGCATCATGTACCGTGCAACTAGCTTGGCCTCCTCCATGTCAATCTCTGACAGGGTACTCTCGTCCACCACTGGTGTACCTAGGTCAGTCTTCTTGACAGGCTTCCACCCGCGCTCCTTTAACCGCTCGGCCACTTGCTTTCTGGAGCCGGGGTTAAAGGGTTCTAGTTTGACCTTGGTCTTTAGTTGTATCTCCTTGGGAGGAAATACTATTTGCATATCCTCTTTGATCTGGACCAGTTCATCTGTCAGTTCTGATACCAGTATGCACGCACTCTGCTCGTCCAGTGAAAAGCCTGTGTGTTCCTGCTCTGAAAGAAGTCCGCGCACCGTATGTTCCAGCTTAATGGAATCTGCTGAGAACTTTTCCCTCTCCTTGAACAGTTGTTGGTATACCTTGTATGTTAGTTCTATATCTTGCATACAATAGGTTCCCATCTCCTCAGTGTAACCCTGATAAAACAGATCAGGATCAAAATCTATTTTAGGGAAGTTAAGTTTTCTGCCCCACTCTTCCAAGGAGTGGCCTCCTTCTCTGACAGGGTTGAAGAGTTGAGAGAGTACCATGGTGTCAAGCATCTGGTCTGGCTTAAAATGTATGCCCCAAAGAAGATCAAGTATGCGAAAGTCAAAGTGAATAGCATTGTGGCCAATAACTTTATCCGCTTGTGTCGCATAAGCTGCAAAGCTATCTCTTTCTCCCTCTCGGAATAGTCTAGGGGTTTCAATTTTAGTACCATCCTTGTTTTCCTCCACCATCTTTGTACCCACACACCATATGTGGGAAGGGTTAAATCCATCTGTCTCTATGTCCAAGAACAGTCGCCTCATCATAGTACCTCGTCAAAGTCCTCTGCTTCTGTGTCGTCCATGTCTGCGTCTGACCCTACCTCTGTATCAGGATCATCTATCTGTGTCAAGCGTCCTGTCTCTCGGTCATAGTGTAGGTAGCAAGCGGGACCAGTGAGACCAGCAAAGCGGTTCTTGAGTACCCTGATAAGTGTGATGTTTCTTTTGTAGAGGTCAGGGTCCTGCCCGTTCCGCTCCAGCCCCAGCACCATGTTGGAGAGTTGACCTATGCCAGCGGTCCCGCGCAGTTCAGAGAGCGAAGTCTGTCCTCCCTCTTCATGGGACTTACCAGTGGGCCGCTTGGAATGACTGACCATGCCCAGCCATATGTCCAGTTCAATGGTCAGGGTCTTGAGC